AGAGGGGCAGACATATGAGCCATTGGTACGACAAACAAGGTAACCCTCGCTATGAAGTGCCGGGGAAAAACGGGATGCGCCCTACTACTCTGAGAGAGGCAAGGAAGTATGGTTGGGTGCCGTCTGTCTCTACTGTATGGGGTGATGTTGTTCATAAGCCAATGCTCAATAAGTGGATGCAAAAAGAACTCATGGCTTCTCTATGGGCCGAAGCGCATTCTGCAAAAAACCTGAGCCAGTCAATGGGCTATCTAGAGTACGAAAAATTAGCCAGAGAAAGGTTCAGCCGCAACCAGCAAGATGTTATGAATAGAGGGACCATAATCCACGACCACTTAGAGCAATACTTTAAAAGCGGGAATGCTCCAGAAGGGTATGAGTTAATATGCCGGAACGTCCACCAGAAACTTAATGAGAGTTGCCCAGAGGGTGGCGATTGGGTTTCAGAAAAATCTTTTTCCCACCCCTCGGGATTCGGGGGAAAGGTTGACCTGATGAACGATGAATGGGTGGTGGACTTCAAGACAAAGGTATTTCCTGATAAACCCAACGTGAAGAAAATGGTTTATGACGATTATGGTGCGCAGTTGGCTGCTTACAACTTAGGGCTGGGAGGGACACGCAGGATAATGAACTTATTCATAGACGTTGGAGAAGGACACAGCGTTCTTGAATGGGAGCACGAGGACGTTGAAAGATTAACTAGAATGTTTTCTCATGCTCTCGCGTTGTGGAAGCTGATAAAGAAGTACGACCCATCATGGACTGATCTTAACTCTCTCTACCTTCAATAGGACAATGTAATCATGAATGTTAATAAAGTTATGCTAGTTGGACGAGTTGGAGCAGACCCTCAGATCAGAGAGTCTGCCAAAGGAAACATTGCTAATATTTCTCTTGCCACCAGTAGCGGTTATGGTGACAACGAGAAAGTTGATTGGCACCGAGTCACCTTCTTTGGCAAGATCGCTGATACTGTGAGCGAGTATGTGAAGAAAGGTCAGGAACTGTACGTTGAAGGAAGGATTTCCTACAGCAAGTACACTGACAAGAGTGGTGTTGAAAAGTACAGCACTGACATCATTGCCTACTCCATGCAGATGGGAAGGAAAGCTAATTCCTCTCCGGCCCAAAAGGACGATGATGATCTTCCGTTCTAATGGAAGAGCATCCGTGGAAGAAGGATCGGGAACAGGTCTTTAGAGTTTACCATCTCGCTCGACGTATCTGGGATAAGCGTTATGAGTTAACCCCAACAAAAGGGGTCACATGGGCTGATTGGTTTAAGGCTCACGCTGGAATGACCTTGGATGCATTCGCAGAATGGGCGAAAAAACACAGGTTGAGAGAAGCATGGAGCCGAAGCGTAAAAAAATCCGCCTCCGGGAAAAAGAAACAGGAAAAATAAAAGAACTATCATTCGTGCAGTATGACTCCATACAGGGTCACTGGTGCATCGACTCCAAGGGAAATTGGGAATGGTATGCTCATGACAAATGGGAGAAGGTAAAATGATTACCGAGTACCAGAAGATAATTCACAAGAGCAGGTATGCTAGGTATCTTGACTCGGAAGAACGCAGGGAGACTTGGGAGGAAACAGTCAATCGTTACTGCGACTACATGAGGTGGGTGTTGGCCGGGATTAGTGCAGATTTAAAACCTAAGCCTTATATCCATTTTCCTAAAGAAGTCAAGCAAGCCATCCTTGATATGGAAGTGATGCCCTCTATGAGAGCCTTCATGACCGCTGACCCTGATCCCGGAACAGGCGCTCTGACTAGAGACAACATGGCAGGATACAACTGCGCTTACCTTGCTGTGGACCATATAAGAGCATTTGATGAATCCCTCTACGTTCTTCTATGTGGAACTGGTGTTGGGTTCAGCGTGGAAAGGCAATTCATTAACCGTCTTCCGGAAATCGCTGACGAGTTTCATGAGTCAGACACAACCATTGTTGTTTCTGATAGCAAGATAGGATGGGCTAAAGGGCTGAGAGAATTGGTCAGCCTCCTATACCAAGGGATGATTCCCAAGACAGACTATAGTAGGATTCGCCCAGCCGGAGCGAGACTCAAGACATTTGGTGGCAGGGCGTCTGGTCCTGACCCTCTGGAAAGATTGTTTGGACACTACATACACACGTTCCAGAACGCTAAAGGCAGACGACTGAACAGCATAGAATGTCATGACCTCATGTGCTGGAATGGAGAGAGCGTAGTGGTGGGTGGGGTTAGACGAGCAGCAGAGATTAGTCTGAGCAATCTAACTGACGAAAGAATGAGACACGCAAAGACAGGCCAGTGGCATCTGGAAAACCCACAGAGGGCATTAGCCAATAACTCTGTGTGCTATACAGAAAGGCCAGACATGGGCATCTTCATGCGTGAGTGGCTTGCCTTGTATGATTCCAAAAGCGGGGAGCGGGGCATCTTTAACAGAGAGGCTGCTAAGAAACTCATGCCTGAAAGAAGAGACAAGGACCATGAATTCGGCTGCAATCCCTGTTCTGAAATTTGCTTGAGGAGTGCAGAAACGTGCAACCTTTCAGAAGTGGTGTTACGCCCAACCGACACGATTGATGATGTGTCTCGGAAGATAGGGTTAGCTACCATCCTTGGGACTATTCAATCCGCGCTCACCGATTTCAGATACGTCAGACCGATCTGGAGAAAGAACGCAGAGGAAGAGAGGTTGCTGGGTGTCAGCTTCACGGGAGTGTTTGACTGCCCAACGGTGCTCAACGCTACCCCGAATCAACTGGAAGAGTGGAGGACATCCGCTATCAATGTAAACGAGAAGTGGGCTAGGCAACTAGGTATCAATCCGTCTACAGCTATCACCTGCATCAAGCCATCTGGGACTGTGAGTCAACTTACTGGAGTGGCTGGGTCTGGCCTACATCCCTCGTACTCCAAGTGGTACATCCGAAGGATTAGACAGGACAAAAAAGACCCACTCAATCAGGCTATAATGGACGCAGGGGTCGAGTATGAGGAAGACCCATACAACAAGGAGGCTATAGTGTTCTCCTTCCCTATGAAGGCTCCTGCTAGGTCCAGAACAAGGCATGATGTTACTGCTATCCAGCATCTTGAGATATGGAAGAAGTTTGCCCTTCACTGGTGTGAGCATAAGCCAAGCGCTACCATCTACGTTGGAGAGGCCGAGTGGATGGAGGTGGGGGCTTGGTGCTACAAGAACTTTGATATACTCAGCGGAGTAAGCTTCCTGCCAAGGGCTGATGACGCTCACTCATACGAATCCGCTCCTTATGAAGAGATAACCAAGGAAGAGTACTCTATGTTTCCAAGGACCACACCAATAGACTGGTCCTCGGTGAGAGAGGAGGAAGATAACACCATCGGTAGCCAAGAGTTGGCTTGCACCGGAGACAAATGTGAGATATAGCTATGCCAGATGATAAAAGATGGGTTTGTAATGACTGTGGTTACATTATGTATGGGGAAGAACCTGAATTCTGCGAGAGTTGCTACTTAGAAGACATAGAAGAAGACGGAGGTGAATATGAGTAACCCATATTGCAGATTTAATCACGGTAGGATGTTAATGATTCGAGGAAAATTCTCTAAACTAGATGGAGGGCTAAGACAATACTACCACTGTCGAAACTCTTCCTGTAGTTACACCGCGCTTGAGCCTAGATTTGATGCCAAATTTTTTAAAGAGTTCGGGGATGACTACTATGAAAAAAAGGCTATTGAGGAAGGAATGATGGGAGTTGAGGATGATGACAAGCATCTTGCCTGCTCTAATTATCCCAACTGTGATATAGAAGGATGCGGGGAGCACTAATATGAATCTGATGATTATCCCTGATGCGCACGTTCATCCGGATTACAATAACGAGAGGTTCAGGGCGGTAGGTCGGTTGCTCATGGAAGAGCAGCCTGAGTGCGTGGTTTGCTTGGGTGATCTGGCTGACCTGCCGTCCCTGTCCTCGTATGATAGGGGAACCAAAGGGTTCGAGGGAAGACGATATAAAAAAGATGTTGAATCCGCTATCGACGCACAGGAACTCCTGTTCGCTGAGATGAACAGATTCAACTCAAGAAAAAGAAAGAACGGCAAGAAGCAATATAGGCCGCGCCTAGTGATGTGTTTAGGCAATCATGAGGATAGAATAACTAGAGCCATCAATTCTCAAGCGGAATTAGATGGGACTATCGGGATAGAAGACCTCCAGTATGAAGGGTTCGGGTGGGAAGTTGTACCCTTCAAGAGGTGTATTACGATAGGAGAAATCACCTTCTCTCACTATTTCACTACTGGAGTCTCCGGCAGGCCCATATCTAGCATCCACATCGGGCATACACTTGTCACTAAGCTTCATTGCTCCGCCGTTCAAGGTCATTCGCATCTGTACAACCACGCAGAACACACTCGTCCTGACGGGCAAAAAATATTCGGCCTGTCTGCGGGTTGCTTCTCTCATCCCGAATACTCCGAAAGCTGGTGCAGAGATACAGAGCACCAATGGTGGAGAGGGATTGTAGTTCTGGAAGATTTGGATGGGGAGGGGTACTACGATGGGGTCAGGACCATAACCCTGCGCAAGATTATGAGGAAGTATACTTAATACTCTTCACGCATCCAGCGGGGAAGGCTGTGATAGAAG